TCCCCTTAGGATCATAGTAATCCTAAGGGGATAGATTTTGTAATAGTGGATATATATACTTGTATATTATTAAGGTGATATGATGATATAGTTATTAATAAAGAAAGGAGTCATATCATGTTAACTAACGATCTATTTGCAAACTGCTTCAATTCTATGGTAGAGTTCTTTAAAGAAAACAACAATGGCGTAAACAGCCCTTGGAGCTGGGAAGATGCATTCCAAATGAGACATATAGCATTTGAAATGCTATGGAACAATCAAATCACTCATAGTCAATATGATGACTTCAATAAAGCCATTTCAGTTCCATTATTTGATACAGATGCATTTGCAGAACGTATCAATCGTCGTGCTAAAGCAGCCGATGAAATGTTTTCTAAAGCAATCCCAGAATGGTTCGTAAAATAATTAAAAGATGGAGATGGGAGTTAATCCCATCTCCTAATCTTATTTATTTTTTTTTCATAATCGTATTCGGACTACTCATATCTAGATGAGTAGTCCACAATACAATCTCTTATTCCATATTTTAAAGGAGGTAAACATGATTGTACAATCACATCACTCACAACAACAATAAAAGTATTTAAACTTTTACTAATATGTTTAGAGGTTATATATTATAAGAGTGAATGTTGGTAGTATAAAATTATACTATACGTAAACATAAGGATAATGCGTATTCTTATATTAATAAAGGAGAATAACTATGGAAAAGAAAATTGGTGTACTTCATGAAATTGGTGACTTAGGTCTTGGTTTTGATGAAGTTAAAGAAGATCAACAAAAGGCTCTAAAGGAGCAAATGAAAGAAGATCAAAAGAAAGAAGATAAGTAATCTTTCACTGCGATGGGGCGATAAACTCCATCGCTTTTATTTTGTATTTTAATATTGTAAGGACGGTGAATATAATGGTTAAGAAAATTACCTTATTTTGCATCGCTGTATTGGTATCTATACTACCAATAAAGGCACTAGAAACTGGTCATCAAGATGATAATAATAGCTTAGATATTGTATTGAAAGCTATAGTAAAGAATAGTGATGATTATAGTGACAAAGTGGACAATCTTATCAAGAATGATAAGAAGAAAGAGCCAGCTAAGAAAGACCAAGTTGATCCAAATACAACTAAGGCTTTAGATGAATACTTTCAATTAGCCAGACAAGAACTACTTAGACAAGCTGCTGCCAATGCAGAATCTAAAAAGAAAGCTAATTCTAGATATTCTGTAGATCAAAACTCTGACTTGTCTAATAAGTCCGTTTATGTGACTACAGAAGATATGAATAACATTATCTGAAGCTTCTAAACAATCTGGTTTAGATCCTATCTATATATTTGCTCATGCATCATGGGAATCTGATTATGGTAGATCTTATCTAGCTAGAGATAGAGGCAATTATTTCGGTATTAATGCTATTGATGCTAATCCAAATGCAGCTCATCATATGGGAAATACAATGTATGATGGTATTGTCAATGGTGCTGTCTGGATTAGTAAGAACTATTATCAGGAGGGACAAACTAGTTTAAACTCAATGATCTACGGAGGTAAGAGATATGCTAAAGCCGCAGATAAATGGATTAAAGGTGTAAATGGAATCATGGCTGAATCTTATGCATATCTTAAACAATCTCGTGGTATGTAGATTATAATTCATATTGATACATTATGGTAATAATTGGATAGGCTATTAAAGCCTATCCAATATTATATATTTTTTATATTAAGAAGGAGAATTTATTATGAAAGCAAAATTAATTGGCATTGGTGCCGCAGGTAATAAAGCGGCAATGACAACTATTGAGCAAGGTGTATTTGATAGAAGTGATGTACTTCTTATTAATACAACTCGCAAAGATATGAAAGAAGAATATGATGATATTAATGTAATCATTGGTGCTGGTATGGGCGGCTGTGGTAAAGAACGTGGTCGTGCTAAAAGCATTACAATTGAATCATTAAAATCTGAAAAGCTTAAGATCGATTCCTTACCAGATCCAGATGATGATGCAGTAGTTATTGTATCTTCCTCTGAAGGTGGTACAGGTTGTGGATCTTCTACAATCTTAGCAAAATATATTCGTGAAGTATTAAACATCAACGTTCATTTAGTAGTATTTACTGGCTTCGAAGATGATGCTCGTGGTCTACAAAATACTGTAGAATACTTCCAAGAACTTCAAGATAACTATACAGTTGAAGCTATTAGTAATAAGAAATTCTTATCTACTAGCAAGAATAAACAAGAAGCTGAACGTAAAGCTAACAACGAATTCTGTAAACGTATGCGTACATGGCTTGGTTTAGACTTAGTTGATTCTGATCAAAATATTGATGAAACTGACTTGTATAAGATTGCTACAACTCCTGGGTTTATGACTATTGAAACTAAAGAGTTTGATGGTATTAAGAAACAAGCTGACTTTGATAGACTATTTGAAGAAATGATCTATGATACAAAGAGCTTGGACTTTACTCCAACAGCTAAACGTATTGGTGTATTTATGTATGCATCTGAACGTAGTCAAAACATTGGTTTTGACAATGCTAAAATCCGTGAAGAATTAGGTGAACCATTTGAATTCTTTACACATATTCAAACAGTACCAGCTGGTCAAGAACGTGTATGTATTATGGCTTCTGGTATTAAACTTCCTACAGAAGAAGTTGAAAAGATCTATAATGAATATAAGACTAGAACTTCTAATGTAGATAAAAAGAAAGATGGTTTCTTTGATCAAATTGGTGGAATGAAACTAGAAGAAGATGATGATATGTTTAACTTATCTAATTCTGCTGTTAAGAATCCTACAGTAAAGGTTAAAGAAAACTTCTTTGATTCTGTTAAAGATGACGTATTGGTTATCAATGTAGATGGTAAGAAAGGTAACAAATCTTCCAAGATTGATGACTTCAAAGAACGTTATTAAGAAAGGGAGCAAATATGGGTCTATTTGATAAATATGTAAAACCTTCTAAGATATATGCAGAGGATATTCCATTCTCTGCAGTAATCAAGAAATCTGCTGATGCTATAGTAAATGAATTGAATACTTTAGATTGGACTGATCATGATATTGCATATAGATATTTTGAAGACAATCTATCAGATATCATTTATTATCTAGGTGAAGGTGTTAAACCAATTTCTAGATGCTTATACATTAAGTTTGAACCATGGCAATATATTGCAATGATTATGGTTCAAAATCGTCCACAGCTATCAGAGGATAGAATTCGTGTACTCAATAATGAGATATATGAAATATTTGAAGTTATTAATGAATCAGCATTTGATCCAGATAGATTTGGCAAAACTCTTACAGCTTTAAATAAGATCTCTAAGGTTATCAATGAACGTATCTACAAGAAGTTAGATTATGTAGATTGTACTAATAAGCAATTAACAACTATACTATCTGTAGCACGTTATTCTAGTAAGAATGAGACAGTTAATATCAGTCGTGTCAATACTTCAATCATGAGATATATGGACCCAGCTAACACTTGTGAAGAAGATTTGATGGACTTATATGGTGAACTCTTCTATGAAAACTTCGAAGAATTCTTTGTAACTTCAATGCTAGAATCCTGTGAAGATCCTAAGATTAATACATCTATTAAGAACTGGATGTTTGACTTAGAAACTAATGCTATGCTATTCATGTTGAATGACCGTCCTATGACTGTAATTAAACGTGTACTAACTAAGTATAGTCAAGAATGTCTACGTCTACAAAAAGTTCGTAAAGATGTAAGATGCTCTATGTTAGCTTTATCTGCAGATTATGATAAAGTCTTATATATAGCAGAAGAACTTAAAGAGCAAGGTCTATACATATTCTAAACATCTATCCCAAGGTAGTTAAACTACCTTGGGGTATTTTATTTTTTTACTCCTCCTAGAACTTATTAGTAACTTATAATAATATTTTTTAGGAGGATTTTATTATGGGCTTACTTATTGAACGTGTAGCCGAGGTAACTGGCTACTCTCCCGAGCAAGGTCTATATGACGTTGCATACCCAACAGGATTTTTAAATTTCGATTCATTGAATGGTTATCGTTTAAACTGTTATAACGATAAAGGTGAGATTACTACAGTAACTCATCGTGGCATTCTAGATGGGTCTTATAACTTACTTATTGGTCGTTCTGGTTCTGGTAAATCTACATTTGCAGTTCAAGCAGCGGCTAACATTATTAACCAATTCCCAGGTGCTGAAATGATTATCCAATCTATGGAAGGTGGTATTACTATTCCACGTTTGGAAACTTTAACTGGATATATTGGTCAAGATCTATTCGACCATGTTTCGATTAAGAATAGTGGTATCACTGCAGAATCTATCTATGATGATATCTATACTATTTATGAAACTAAATTAAAAAATAAAGATAAACTTATGTATGATACTGGAATGAGAGATTCATCTGGTAATCCAATTAGTAAGTTTATCCCAACTGTTATGATTATTGACTCTATTGCATTATTAGCTCCAGAACGTATTGCAGATAAAGGTGAATTATCTGGTCAAATGGCGGCTACAGCAATGGCTAAAGCAAATACATCTCTTCTTAAAGGTGTAATGCAATTAATCAAAGCAACTAATATCATCTTATTAGTAATTAACCATATTACTGAAAAGATTGAAGCTAGTGCATTTATGCATACTAAAGGTCAATTAATGTATCTTAAACAAGGTGAGTCTTTACCTGGTGGTAGAGCTGTAACCTATTTAGCAAATAACATCATTCGATTCGATGACAGTAAACTTAAAGAAGAAACTTTTGGGTTCTCTGGTTCCCAAGTAGATATCTCTTTAGGTAAATCTCGTACAAATAAAGCTGGTAAATCTACTCCATTGATCTTCTCTCAAGATTATGGTTTCGATCCACTTTATTCATTAATGGTTATGCTTAAAGATTCTGGTAAGATTGCTACTAAAGGTGCTTACTTAGAATTAGATGGATATGATACTAAGTTTAGAACTCGTGATTTTAAAGAGTTCTTTACAGAACGTGAAGATTTCCGTATGCAATTCTTACGCTTGGCTCGTGATGTAATGGATGAATTAATTGCTCCAGTACCTACAAGTGGTCAAGTTACAAATGCATCTATTACAAAAGATCTTATTGCTTCATTCAGAGCATTGGAAGATTAAGTTATATATTATAAAGGTGATACAGAAGAGTATTGATTACTCTTCTGTATTTCATTTTATAATACTTATAGAAAGGAGACACAATGGCGAACACATTGATTCTAGACGACGAGATTAATCGTGCTAGACAAAGAATTCAAATACCAGAACAGGTGCTAGGGAAAGAGTTAATTCAACCATTCCCAGCTAGTAGTTCTGGTAGTCGTAAGATTATGTATAGTGTTCATTCAGAGCAATCTATGGCACTATGTAAATCTGAAGTTCCATTCATTCAAACTGGCTTTGAGAATGAATTTGGACAACGTTCAACATCTTTCCAACAAGCTGATCAACGTAAGACAGTATTAGCTAGAGTGGAAAGATATGCTATGACCCCAGGTCATGAGTACTATCTTATCGTCCATAATGAAGAATCTAATACATTAGATATTCTTCATAAGTTGGATTATAAGTATATCACAGAATCCTTTGGATATGAGATTAATAACTCAGTTCTTGATAATCTTGTCGTAGGCAGTGTTATTGAGAAAGGAGAAGTAGTAACTAAATCTAAAGGTTTTGATGAGTACAATAACAGAATGGATGGTATCAATGTCTTACTAATGTATATTGCAAAGAATAAGACAACAGAAGATGCTATCGAAATCAGTGAATCTTGTGCAAAGAGATTCAAATCTCCATTAGTTAAGAAGATCTCATTCATGATAAATGAAAATGATATCTTACTTAATCTATATGGTAATAAGGATATCTATAAGGTTATCCCAGATATCGGTGAAGATATCAAAGAAGGTATCTTAGCAGCGGTACGTCGAGAAAATAAAGAAGAAGCTTTATTCTCTCAAGTATTCAATAAGCTACAAGATATCAATATGTCTGATGAGAAGATTACAAGTACTGGTAAAGTAGTTGGTATTGAGATCCATACTAATAACCCAGACTTGATGGAGAACTCTATATACAATACTCAGCTTAATATGTATTATCAAGACAATAAGCGGTTCTGTGATGAGTTAATCCATACAGTACATAGACTTCAGGCTAATTATAAATGTGAGTTAGGATATGATCTACAAAAGCTTGTCCATACAAGTCAACAAATCTTA